GTGGAAGCCGGGCATCGTTCCGGCAGGCGGGCTGTTCCTGACTGCGGGGGCCGACGTCCAGAAGGACCGGATCGAGGTTGATGTCTGGGCCTGGGGCAGGGGTGGGACAAGCTGGCTGGTCGATCACATCGTCATCGACGGCGGGCCCGATCATCAGGGCGCGTGGGCGGAACTGACAAAGCTGCTGGACCGGACATGGACGCATCAGAACGGCGCGCATCTGCGGCTGGCCAAACTCGCCGTCGATACCGGCTATGAGGCTCCGGCCGTTTACGCTTGGTCGCGGCGGCAAGGGGTGGCGCAGGTTGCCCCGATCAAAGGCGTCGAAGGGTTCAATCGTTCGAGCCCGGTATCGGGGCCAACTTACGTCGATGTGACCGACGCGGGCAAACGCCTGCGCCGGGGCGCGCGGCTGTGGACGGTGGCGGTATCCACCTTCAAAGCGGAAACCTACCGCCACCTTGGCTTGCCACGCCCGACCAAAGAGGAACTGGCCGAGGGGGTGCAGTTTCCGCCCGGCACAGTGCATCTGCCCGACTGGGTGGACAGCGAATGGCTGAAACAGCTGGTGGCCGAGGAACTGGTCACCGTGCGCACCAAGCGCGGCTTTGCCCGGCTTGAATGGCAGAAATTGCGCGAGCGTAACGAGGCGCTGGATTGCCGCGTTTACGCCCGCGCTGCCGCCTGGATCGTCGGGGCCGATCGCTGGTCCGAGGCGCGCTGGGCCGATCTGGAGGCGCAGGTGGCAGGGGACGGCAGGGCCGAGGGGAGCCACGACAAGGCTTCAGCTGGATCCATTCGTGCGGTGCGCAGTCCGGCACGGCGCAGGTCCGTAGCGTCGAATTACATGAGGTAGACATGGCCACAATCGCAGAGCTGAAGTCCCGTCGAGAGGCACTGGCGACCTCGCGCTCCAGCGGTGTGGCGCGTGTCAGTTATGACGGCAAGACCGTGGACTACCGTAGCCTGGCCGAGATCGACCGGGCAATTGAGGTGCTGGACCGCGAGATCGCGACGGCCGAGGGGCGCAAGATCATCCGGCAGGTGCGCGTGATCACCACCAAAGGACTGTGACGCATGGGCTGGCTTGACGCCTTTCGACGCCGGGGCACCGGCGGTCCCGTCGCTGTGCGCGCGCGGCTGGAAGGGGCGATGTCGCAGCGTCGGTTGCGGGGCTGGCAGCCGCCATTGGAGAACATCAACTCGCTGATCGCCTCGGGTGGGCCGCGTCTGTTGGCGCGGTCGCGCGAGTTGGTGGTGACCAATGGCTATGCCGCCAATGCCTGCGAGGCCTTTGCATCAAACCTCGTGGGCGACGGAATCAAGCCTTCGTCGCTGATCGAGGATCCGGCCCTTCGCGATCAGGTGCAGCGGTTGTGGCTCGCCTGGACCGATGATGCCGATGCGGATGGGCTGACCGATTTCTACGGCTTGCAGGCCATGGTGGCGCGGGAGATGTTCGTCGCGGGCGAATGCTTCGTGCGGCTGCGCCCGCGCCGGGTCGAGGATGGGCTGCTGGTGCCGATCCAGTTGCAACTTCTGCAATCGGAGATGCTGCCCTTCGAGAAGACCGAGGCGGCGGCCAATGGCAATCGCATCCGCTGCGGCATCGAGTTCGATGTCATCGGCCGCCGCGTTGCCTACCACTTCCGCCGCCGCCATCCCGGCGACAGCACTGATCAGGGGATGGTCACGCCGGAAACGGTCCGCGTTCCTGCCGGGGACGTTCTGCACATCTACCGGCCCATCGACGCCGGGCAAATCCGTGGCCTGCCGCATGTAGCGCCCGCCATGGTGCGGCTGTTTCTGCTCGACCAATACGACGATGCAGAACTTGACCGGAAAAAGACGGCGGCGATGTTCGCGGGCTTCATCACCAAGACCGCGCCCGAAGAACAACTGATGGGCGAGATCGAGGCGACTGATGACAGTGGCGCCACTGTCAGTCTGGAGCCCGGCACCCTGCAGGTGCTGCTGCCGGGTGAAGACGTCAAGTTCTCCAGCCCCGCCGATGTTGGTGGCGGCTATGAGGCGTTCCAGTACCGGACGCTGCTGTCGGTCTCGGCCTCGCTGGGGCTGCCCTATCATCTGGTGACTGGCGACGTGCGGCAGGCCAACTATTCGTCCTTACGCGCCGAACTGGTGGAGTTCCGCCGCCGCGTCGAGCAGTTGCAGCACGGGGTGGTCGCGCATCAACTCTGCCGGCCGGTCTGGGCGCGCTGGCTGGAAACCGCGGTGTTGTCGGGGGCGCTGGACCTGCCGAATTTCGCCCGGTCCCCCGCGCGCTATCGCCCGGTGAACTGGATCCCGCCGCGTTGGGATTGGGTCGATCCCTTGAAGGACATCCAGGCACAGGTGCTGGCGATGGAGGCCGGGATCATCTCGCGGCGCAAGGTGGTCGAGGCCACTGGCTACGACGTCGAGGAAATCGACCGCGAGAATGCTGTGGACGCCAAGCGAGCCGGGGACATGGGGCTCAGCTATCGCACCAGCCCCGGCGAGACGCAGGGCGCGCGGGCGACGCCATCCCGCAAACCGGAAACCGAGACAGAACAGGAGGCGTAAGCCGATGAATAACTGGTACACGATCCGCGCCCAAAGCACCGGCGCGGAGGTGGTGATCTATGACGAGATCGGGGCCTACGGCGTCTCGGCCAAGGGGTTTCTGGCGGAACTGGCAGCAATTCCGGATGCCACACCGCTGGCCTTGCGGCTGAACAGCCCGGGCGGGTCGGTCTTCGATGCGGTCGCGATCTACAACGCGATCAAGCGCCATTCCGGCACGGTCACGGTTTGGATTGACGGGATTGCCGCCTCCGCTGCGTCCTACATCGCGATGGCGGGCGACGAGATCGTCATGCCGGAAAACGCCTTCCTGATGATCCATGACCCCGCAGGGATGGTCATGGGCACCGCCATCGACATGCGCGCGATGGCCGAAGCGCTGGACAAGATCAAGGGCAGCTTGCTTCAGGGCTACGCCGCCAAGTCCGGACGGTCACACGAGGAAATCGCCCCGTTGATGGCGGCGGAGACCTGGCTCGATGCCAAGGATGCGCTGGATCTCGGCTTTGCCGACCGCATCGCAGAACCGGTCCGCTTTGCTGCGCGCTTCGACGTCGGGCGGTTCCGGAACGCTCCGCCTGTGCTGGTGGAGGGTGCCGGTGAGGAGGCTGAGGATGAAGCCTCGGGCAATGAGGCGGCGGATGTTGACGATGCGCCAGAGGAGTCCGCGACCGACGACGATGCCGAAGGTGCCGCTGGGAACGACCTATCTCTCAATGTAGATCGGCCCGCTGCCGAGCCCGATCCGCCCCCTGATCCCGGCGCGCCGCCGCTGGCACCAGATGCCGCCAGTGCCGTCCCCATTGTCGATGTCGCCACCATGCGCGCCGACGTCCTCGCCCATGCCCGCGCCGTCGTGGATCTCTGCCGTCTCGCCGGGCAGCCGCAAATGGCGGGCCGGTTCCTAGAACGCGACGCCGGTCTTGACGAGGTCCGCGCCGCGCTCTTGGCCTACCGCGCCGAGACGGAACCCGACATATCCGCCGCCCATCCGCAACCCGGCCGCCCCTCTGGCGCGCGCCCTTGGGGCGATGTCATCGCCCGCACCTTCCGTCTGAAAGGATAGACCCATGCCGATCCTCACCGAAACCCCGCACGCGGGCGGCTTCCTCGTCTGGGAAGCACTGTGCGACTATTGCCGCAGCACCGTCATTCTTGCCTCGGGCAACCTGCAACCCGGCACTATTCTGGGCAAGATCACCGCCTCGGGCAAATACGCCGCCCACGATCCGGCCGCCTCGAACGGCACCCAAACGGCGGCGGCGATCCTCTGGGACAGCGTCGATGCCAGCGGCGGCGACAAGAATGCCGTCGTGCTGATCCGCGGCCCCGCCATCGTCAACCAATACGAGATCAGCATCCCCGGCACGCCCACCGCACCACAGATCGCGGCTGCTTACGCCGCCCTGATGACCCTCGGCATTCTCGTCCGCTGACCCGACAACCACATCCCCAAATCAGGAGGCACCCCATGGCCACCATGGACATCTTCGAAGGCGATGCCTTCTCGATCATCGAACTCACCCGCGCGCTGGAAAACATCCCCTACAAGCCCGCCACCCTGTCGGGGTCGGGCCTGTTCGGCCCGCGCGGCGTCCGCTCGCGCACCGTAGTGATCGAGAGCCGCGACGGCACGCTGTCGCTGATCCCGTTCTCCGAACGGGGCTCGGCCTATGACCAGCAGACCCCGGAACGCCGTGACGTGCGCGCCTTCGTCTGCCGCCAGTTCAAGAAACAGGACGTGATCTGGGCCTCGGAAATCCAGCAAGTACGCGACTTCGGCAGTGAATCCGCCACCCAGCAGGTGCAGGCCGAAGTCGCCCGCAAGCTGGGCCGCCTGCGCAATGATGCCGAGACCACCTTCGAGTATCACCTCTTCAATGGCATCCAGGGGCTGGTGAAAGATCCACGCGACGGTGCCACGGTGGTGAACTATTTCACCGAGTTCGGCATCACCCCGGCCACCGAGGTGGATTTTGATCTCGACAACGCCACCCCGGCGTCCGGTGCGCTGCGCAAACGCTGCCAGGCGCTGATCGAAGGCGTCGAGGACACCATGGGTGGCCTCGCCACCGGCGCCATCGCGCTGCGCGCCGAGTGCGGTTCGGCCTTCTTCGCTGATCTGGTGGCCCACAAGGAGGTGCGCGAGACCTACCTCAACACCGCAGCCGCCGCCGATCTGCGCTCGCGCATCGCCGACGAGGTCAGTTTCGGCGGTATCACCTTCCGCCGCTATCGGGGCGGGGCGGGCTTTGGCGTCGCCACCGACAAGGCCGTGTTCTATCCTGAGGCCGTCGATGGGCTGTTCGAAATCTACCACGCCCCCGCCGACACGTTCGAGACGGTCAACACGCTGGGCCAGTCGCTCTACGCCCGGATGATCCCCGACCGGGATCGCGACGAATGGGTGCGGCTTGAGATCGAAAGCAATC